TAATTGTGCTTTTTGTGCTTGTTTCTGAATACTTTCCATTCTATTAAAGTATTCATCCATACTAAATCCACTACCAGCAGGAGATGGTGTTGCTCCTAAAATTTTTTGAACTTTATCTAAAGAAGTTTGTCTAGCTGCAATTCCAGTTGTTGGTGTAGGCAAAGTTGAAATTGTATCTTTAATTTCAGTTATTGCTTGACCTTTTGTAACTGTTTTAGTTTCTCCTGTGATTGGATCAGTAACTGTTTGATATTGTCCAGGAGTTTCTCGCATAACTTTTTGTGTTTGTTCTGCAAGACTTGTTGAACCAACTAATTGTTGACCACTTGTTGGTGTTGTAGTTTTTTGTCCAGTATACGCCTCAAATTCTGTAGGACTAATTTTTGGAGTCATAGTAGTCGCAAAAGTATCTTGCGTATCTAATATGTATTGTCCACTTGGTGATAATTTGAGTGTATATGCCATTATTCTTTTTCTTTATTTTTTTTATTCGCTTCCTGTAGATTCAGTAGCTGACGCACTAAAGCCAGTTTCCCCTGGCATCGGTACACTGCCAGTTCCGATGTTGCCACCTCCAGCTCCTGTTGAATCTGTTGGCGAAGCCCCTGCAGGAACTGACATAGGCGATCCCATTTGACTTTGTCCTCCAGTAGCGGTTCTATTAATTTGATTTCCATTTGCTAACCCTATTATATGTGCATAGATTTGTGCATTCTCTGGATCATTAATTAATTGTTCTGGATCAATATCTAGAGATTTTGCAATTTCACGTAAGCATGTGTGCCATCTAACGAAAGGTGCTAAAGCAGGATTTGAAGCCGTTTGCATAAACGTAATCAATCTTTGTGACCTTACTTCTTTTTGCATTAAAGAATTTGTTCCTTCTGCTTTAACTTCTAGGTCTCCTTTAATTTCTGGAGTATCATCATTAAATTGCATATTCCAATGATACAGCGATTCTCCAAGAGGTTTTAAAAGATAATCGTCAATATTTTTAATAACTGTTTTAATACTTAATGCAGCAGCACCCATTAGCATTGACATACCAGAAGCAGTTCTAGTTGTTGACATTACTCCAGTTGTTCCATGTGAGTATGATGGAATACCTGTAGCTTCATCTGCTAATTGTCTAAACTTATCAAACATCATTAAATTTTCCTGTGCTGTATTTGGAAATTTTAATCCATGAATTGCTTGACCTGTCTGACCACTTTGTCTTCTAAATATTTTTCCAGGATAAACTTTCATATCCTGTCCTGGTACTAACATTGTTTCATCAACATCAAATACTAAATTACCAGATAGTGCTAAATTATCAATTGCCATTCTTGCATGACCATTCATAATTTGCTGTGAGTCTTCCATATTTTCAGCAATACCTACACCAAAAAATTGATATGGATTTACTTCATATGGACAAACTAAATACGGAATTCTTTTTGGAGTAAATGGATTTTCTACAACTCTTAAAATATTATTACCACAAATCCAAGCATTAATATGTGCAAACTGTTGGTCATCTTCTAATTCAATTCCACAACTTTCTGCAATCTCTCTATTTACTACTCCCCAATATTCTAATACTTCAAATCTATTTTTATATACACTTGTAATATTTTCTCTGTCATAAAGAGATGATTCAAACCCTCTTACTTGATAATTAGGTCCAGCTTCTAATGCTGCTTCAATTGCTTCATGACTAAACATAGGTTTATCTTTTAAATCAGCTAATTGCTGTTTATTAAAACTATGTCTTTGAATTACATAATCACAGTCATTAATATTTGTAGCATTTGGATCTGGATAAAAATTCCAACATGATACTGCCTCAACACTAGGTACTGTTTTTTGTTTTGCAATATGTATATTTAAACCATTTACTTTATCATAAGCATGATATGTTTTTGTATTTGTAAATGGTCCTTTAATAATTCCTGTTCCTAATAATGCCATTTCAAAAAATGTATGACGCATTATTGTTACTGCACTTGATTCTTCTAACTGGTCATGGATTAATTTTTCCATAGCCTCAGCTGCTAAATTTGCTGGCTCTATTTGTGGTTGACCAGCTTTAGCTGAACCTTCTTCAAACCCTAATTGGTCATAATCTTGTGCGAGAGTTCGCATAAGATCACTTGCAGTAGTTCCAGGTTTAATTTCTTTACCATCACCTTCGTACCCATAGATATCTCTAATAATATCTTTAGGTCTTAGTGATTCTTTTTCACTCTCACCAGTTTTTTGTGGATTTAAATGTGCATACTCTGCACTATTTTCTGGTACAGTAGTTGGTTTAACTCCTAATGGAAATTTACCTTGTGAAAATAAAACTTCTATAATTTGTCCAAATGCTGCTAATACTTTTGTTTTAGTAACTTTAACAAACACTCTTGACTTTTCATTATCTCGAAAAGCCATTTCAGGACCATAGATTCCTCTATAATTTCTATATGATTGTAACCAACGTTTTTCATCATATATTTTAGAAGTTTCAGATTCTTGAAATTTACTTTTTATATGACCAACAAGATTACTATAATCTGTAAACTCATTATTACCGTTATCTTGATTGTCGTTCATTTAAATAAGTATTAGTAATCTCTTTCTTCTGCCATTGAAAATATTTTAGAATCTACTTTAGATTTAGATTTCTTTTTTGCAAATTCACCAGAAGACATATCTCCTCTAGCAACTTTTTTACTTGCATCAATTTCTAATCCGTATCTAATTAATTTAGATTCGTTAGCAGGTGATAATTCACCTTGCTTGATTTTATTTTTCATTTAGTTCTCCTTGTTAGTAATCTTTTTCGTCAGCTTTAGCAAACAATTGTGATTGTACATATTCTCTTTTTTTAGTTTTAGAATAATTAATATCTCCTAATGCTTTTTGAGATTCGTACTTTCTTGGTGCATGTTTAGAAAAATCTATATTTATTGTCGGTTGTTTTACAGACAATTGTACAGATCCGTTCTCATCACCTTGTTTTACTTTAGCTAATGGATTAAATATTTTTTCTACCATTATTCTTCATCCTCCTCAGATTCATCATCTAAATCTTCATCCTCTAAATCATCATCATCTTTTTCAGATTCATCGCATTCATGATTTTCAAGTTCAGAAATTTTATCTTCTAACTCGTCAATTTTTTCTCTAATATCTTCTAGTAGTTCTGATGCACTTTGTACTTTAGCTTTTCGACCCATGATGTTTTCCTATGTTAATAATTGTTTAATTGATATAATATTTTTTGTAGGTATAGTGGTGTAAGATCCCCCCTCTTTTATAGTATGGTCTTGTTCAAAACTATAATCTGCCATTATAACTGTTGTATCTTTATTTGATTCAACTAGCCATCCTACGCTACAGCATATTGCAGTTTTAGACTTTTTAATTTCTACTATTTCTTCCCACTGTGAATGACTTGTAATATCCTCCCAATACGCTAGTACGAGAGGATATGGGAAATTTTTATTATTTCTTTTTGGAACTTTTTTTGACACCTTTGATAGTGCCTTTATTAGCTGATGCATAAAATACAGTTTTTGCTTTTTTAGTACCATATTCTTTTTTCATCGCTTTCATTATTTTTTTTCCTTTAGCTGATAGTGGCATAGTATTATTTTTTTTTAAATTTTTTGTTAACGCCTCTAGCTTTTAAAATGTCTTTAAAAGTTACTTTACCATCACCAGTTAAATCTGGAAAATTTTTACCTTTTCTTTTTTTAGTTTTTGATTTTAGTTTCATAATTTAATTTTAATAACCAAAGTTTTTATCTACTGGCACAAAATCATGTGTTGAACTAAGTCCTCTAAATGTTCTACCTGTAGAAGGATGAATGGGTCTACTCATACAACCATAACGTAAAGCGTCGTATGCGTGATCTTCTGAAGTGGTGTCTACATCTTCAAAATTAGATTTATCATTTGGAAGTGTTCCAAGTGTTCTAATTAAATTTCTACAGTTTGAAAAGATACGAAGTCCTGGCTCTTGTGTATCTATGTTTACACTTAATCTTTTATGTAATTCTAATTTACCACTGATTCTACTATTAGGTGAACGATCTGATGGTCGCCAACGACATCCAGTTTGAATCATTGTTTCAGCAATTGAAGGACCTACATCTCCTCTTTTTGCCCAAGTACTTGCATCCAATACTCCGTATGCAATTTGTTCATTACTTTCTAATTCTATTACTTTTTTTGCAAATAAATCTGCTGTGACTTTTTGCACGTAAAGCTCTCTATATACCCAAAGATTATTATCATAGTCCACAGCAAACCAAAGAACACAAGCAGGAGAAGAGTAACCCCAGTCAGCAGCACGAAACTTATACCATCCTTTAGGTATGTCAAAAGGTTCAACAACATGTTTTACTTTATTAAATTCTGGAAATGCTGAATCTTCAAATGCATCCCAATCTCCATCTAAAAATTGTTTCTTTTGTATTTCAGGTAAAGATGCAAGCATGATGTAGTAATCATCTGTTTGCATTAAGTAAGGATTATCCTGTAGTTTTGCAGGAATAAATCTTCTTGTAATTTTTCTTATACCATTTGGTGTATCAATAGATACAAAAAATGCTTTGTTTGGTTCTGATGGATTTACAAACATTTCTCTAACCCATTGTGAACCAACGTTGCCAGGATTGCCTGTTGCTCTCATGAACACTGGTAACTCTGGATCTACAGATCGAAGTGATGATCTTAAAAAATTATAAATATCTGGAGTAGGATATTGTGGTAATTCGTCTACTCCTATCCATGTATAAGATTGACCTTGGTATCTTAATACATCGGTCATGTTTTCTGCATAACCAAATTCTATTTTTGAACCTGATGGAAATCTCCACTCTTTTTCTTGTTCTCTCCACTTTGCTCCTGGAAATGCTCTAGAGTATAATCTTTGAGAATGATTAATTAAATCTCTTAACTCTGGCATTGTCCGTCTAAGAAG